ATGATTATGGGTATGACCCTAATGATACATATGTATATGATAAAAATGCCCCTAATTATGATGCCAATGAAGCTAAGAAAAAAGCAAACGCAGCAGCAGCCGCAGCCGAAGAACAAAAAAAAGCAGAAGACAATAGAAAAGAAGAAGAAGAAGAAGCTGCAGCGGGCGGGTATAACGTAGGCGACACTTCAAAAACTACATCAGCAGGGGGAAGATTTATGAATAAAGGGGGACTTGCTTCAAAACGTAAAACTAAAAAAAAATAGCTACAAAAACAGCTCGATAAAAACAATAAGGCTACCCAGTAAATTTGCTGGCCCCAACATAAAGGAGTAACTAATGTCGGAAGTAGCAGTCCAAAAAGAAATACCTGTAGTGGTTGATTCCCCTTCGCACAACAGAAACATAGCCCGTGTCGTACAAGATCAAGAAGAGTTAGACCAACTGATGAAAGACGCGGGGCGTAGTCCTAACGTAGAAACCCAAGAAGATATAACCGAAGAGCATCCTCTAAATGGTGTACAGGCTAAAGACGAAGATGAAGTTTTACCTGCCGAAGAGAGATCTTTTAAGAAACGCTACGGTGATCTACGGAAACACACATCTGAAAAAGAAAAAGAAATGCAAGGCCGCTTAGAGAAACTTGAGTCCCAACTCTCCCTTGCATCAAAAAACGAACTTGTATTACCTAAGTCTACAGAGGAAGTTGACGCTTGGGCAAGACAACATCCAGATGTAGCCGCAATAGTAGAATCGATTGCAGATAAGAAAGCAGCAGAAAGATCTAGTGATCTAGAAAGCAGAATGAAGGAGTTTGAACTGGTAAGGGCAGACGCAATACGAGAAAAAGCGGAAGCTGAACTTATTAGTATTCATCCTGACTTCGAGTCAATTAGAAGTGGTGATGAGTTTCATAACTGGGCAGATGAACAACCTAAATGGGTTAAGGATGCTCTATACGAGAATCAAGACGACGCTAAATCTGTTGCTCGTGTTATAGACCTATATAAACAAGATAAAGGTTTAGAAGCAAAAGCAGCTAAGTCCGACAAAGCAGCCGCCTCTTCTGTAAATGCTAGAACTCGAACTACACCAGAAACGGATGAATCTAAGAAGTATTTAAGTGAGTCCGCTGTTAACCGAATGTCCCCTAAAGAATATGCTAAACGAGCCGATGAAATCATGGCGGCTATTCGAGAGGGCAAATTTACTTACGATATGACAAAAAAGACTTGACACTTCTAATATTGTAAGTATAACTATACGCATATACATAAAGTGTAAAAATTTATTGTATATGTTTCACCAAACACTAAGCCGCAAAGAACTACCCTATCAAGTATAGGCCCAGTTTATAACAAGGCAGGCCAGCCTTAAATTTAAATTGCACCCTAGAAAACGACAGGCCCCTTTAGTGGATATGTTGTGTTTATATTACATAGCCATATCTTTATGGAGGATTTTATACAATGGCTTTTTCTTCAGCAAGTGGGTACGGGAACTTACCAAACGGTAATTTTTCACCCATCATCTACAGCAAACAGGTACAACTCGCATTTCGCAAGTCTGCCGTTGCTAACGCTATTACCAATAACGATTACTTTGGTGAAATAGCAAACCAAGGCGATACAGTAAAAATAATGAAAGAACCAGAAGTTTCAGTAAAGGCGTACACTCGTGGTACAACAATACTGCCACAGGATCTTGATGACGAAGAGTTTCAACTTACCGTCGATAAAGCAAATTACTTTGCATTTAAAATCGACGATATAGAGGAAGCACATAGTCACGTTGATTTTATGAAGCTCGCTACAGACCGTGCCGCATATAGACTAGCAGACCAAATGGACCAAGATTGTCTTGGGTATCTGTCTGGTTACAAACAGACTTCCATTCATGGGGCTAGCGACACCGTTAATGCCACTACAAATGGTACTGTTGCAGTTTCTACTGCTGGCACAGACGAACTACTTTCAAGCATGAAGCTAAACAAAGGTGACTTTGGTAACATTACAACTTCGTCGGCAGGGACTCATTCGATCCCCCTTATCCCTCGTTTTGGTGGTGCTACTGCTGCAGCAACAGCTACAGCCTCTCCTTTACAGGTAATTGCGAGAATGTCTCGTCTAATGGATCAACAAAATGTTGACTCACGTAACCGTTGGATCGTACTTGGTCCTGTATTCATCGAAATGCTAAAAGACGAAGATTCTCGTCTTATGAACGCAGACTTCGGTGGTTCTGGTATCCAAAACGGCCTAATAATCAACAGCTTACACGGCTTCCGTGTATATAGTTCTAACAATCTACCTGCAGTAGGTACTGGACCAGGCACATCTGGAACAGCTAACCAAATTGCTAACTATGGGGTAATTGTTGCTGGACATGATTCGGCTGTTGCAACCGCAGAACAGATCAATAAAGTTGAATCTTATCGAGATCCCGATTCGTTCAGTGATATTGTTCGTGGGATGCACCTTTATGGTAGAAAGATTCTTCGTCCAGAAGCTCTCGTTCAAGCCATTTATAACGCAGCTTAGGGGAGATTAAAAAATGAGTACAATTACTGGCGAATTAGTCTCCGCAAGGGGCATGAGCAATAGAGGCAGAATGCCTTATTACGTTCAAGCTAGCATAAATCTAGCTACTGCTACAACTGAGAAAGGTTCTGCATTAGCTGCAGACGATATTTTTCAGGCAATAAGCGTTCCTGCAAACACATTGGTTCTACAGGCAGGTATGCAATATACTACTGCTCTAGATTCAAGTGCTGCAGGCGTTACCTTGAACTTAGGTTTCTCTGACACTCACGGTGCAGTAGATACCTTTGTTGCAGTACACGATGGTGATGCTGCTGCTACAGGTGACTACGCTACACCTACTGACGACTCTAATATACTAGTTGAAACTGCTGATACTATTGATTTAGAATTACAAGCAGCAACAACTGTGCCTGTTAGTGGAGTAATTAGGATCTTTGCAGTTATGATGGATTGTTCAGACACAGGATCACTAGTTGGTACTGATGTTGATAGAGACACATTAGCATAATACAAAACATATGAGGGGGCTGGGATTAACTGGCCCCTTCACTTTACTTTTGTGAAAGATTAAATACATGGCAGAAAGTTATCTAACTTTAACAAACAAAGTTATTACCCGTATGAATGAAGATGCATTAACTTCTACTTCATTTAATAATGCTAGAGGAATACAAATACAATGTAAAAATGCTGTTAATGAAGCAGTACGTTACATTAATCAAAGAGAATTTAATTACCCTTTTAACCACGCTACTGAAAGTCAGACATTGACGGCAGGTGTTGTACGTTATTCATTGCCTGCTACAACTAAAGTAGTTGATTACAATACATTTAGAATAGTATCTAATGAAACACTAGGCAACAGCGGTGGTAAACTGGGCATCCTTGACTACAATGATTATATTAATAAACACATAGATCAAGAAGATTTAATTATATCTACAACCCTAAATGGCTCCCATTCAAATTCCGTTACTACTCTCACTCTTACATCAACTACTGGTTTAGATAGTTCTGGTAAAGTGTTTATAGGAAACGAAGAAGTAACCTATACTGCTATTAACGGTAATGACATTACAGGATGTACACGGGGAGCTAACGGAACAACCGCTGCAGCATATGCTGATGATGTTACTGTTACGCAGTTTGATGACGGTGGCGTACCCACACATGTTGTACGAACCTTAGATAATAATTATTTATTTTACCCATACCCTACTAAATCTTATGTAGTAAAGTTTGATTACTTTACATTCCCTGCGGATATGACAGCGCACGGAGATACTACAACTATTCCTGATCGTTTTGCTACAGTTATTGTTGATGGGGCCTCTTCTTTTGTGTATCAGTATCGAGGAGAGGTACAGCAATACGGCATAAACTTTACTAGATTTGAACAGGGTATAAAAAATATGCAAACTCTGTTAGTAAATAAGTATGAGTATATAAGATCTACGTATATGCCTAATAATGCAAGAGGTGGTTTTAGCTCCTCTTTAAGAGTAAACTAAATGCCCGATAATTCCCAAGTTTCACCAGCCTCCTTTACCTGTGAGGGTGGTTTAGTTTTGAATCGTTCTACGTTTCAGATGGAGCCAGGGCAAGCGTTAGTTTTAGAAAACTTTGAGCCTGACATTGAGGGTGGATACAGAAGAATAAATGGCTTTCGTAAATACATTAATGTAATTGTACCACAAACTTTTAATGCAAACGAAAACGTAATAGGACTGGCTAATTTTAATAACGTAGTTATAGCGTGTAGAGGTGAAAAGATATGGTATGCCGCTTCTACTGAGTTAGCTATATCTATTGCTC